AGGCCCTCGACCAGCCGCGTCAGCCGGGCGATCTGGCGCGACTCGCTGGCGCCGCCGTCGCCGTCCCCCTCGCTCTGGGCGCCGGGCGCGCACTCCAGACCCAGGCACTCGGCGATGTGGTCGTGCGCCGCCGCCAGCTTGTCGTAGTTGGCCTGGGAGATGGCCCTGCCGGCCTCGACCATGGGGACCCGGCCGCTAGCCTGACCAACCGGGCCGCCGAAACCCTCGACCAGCGCGGACACGTCGGGATCGAGCGCGATCGCCGCCTGGGCCGCCGCCTGCAAGCCGGCGGCGTCCAGCCCGGCCTCGCGCAGCGCGCGCGCGAGCGCGGTCAGCGCGAGCGTCGCGCGCTCCCGCGGCGTGTGGCCGTGGTCGGCGGCCACCGGTGCCTGGGCGCCGCTCGACGGGCTCGCGGACGGGCCGGTCTCGACGAGCGGCGTGCGCGCGTACCGGGCATGCTCCGCCGTGTGCGCGTGGCGGTGCGCCTCCGCGCTGTCGTGCGTCGCCATGGCGCCGGCGTCGTGCCCGTGCGGGTGCTCGTGCGTGTACGAGCCGCCCGGCCCCCACGGATCGTCGTTGCTGCCGACGTGCGTGTGGGCGTGGGAGTGCTGCGTCGCCGCGTCCTCCTCGCGCACATCGGCCTTGCTTGCTGCCATCTTGCTCTCCTTTGCCTTGTCGCCGTCCTCCTTCCACGCGTCGGGGATGTCGAACCCCTTGCGCTTGGCGATGGCGATGATCTTCCTCTTGACCGCCTCCGGATCGTCCGCGTGGCCGATCAGCCGGGCGGCGTCGTCCACGTCGGCCTGAGTGACGATGGGATAGGTTTTGTTCGGTCCGGCGAAGTCCTCGTCGGGGATCTTCTCGCGGTCCTTGGCCGTGTACTCGCCGGGCTTCTCGAACCTGGCCTCGTACAGCGGCAGGAAGTCCCGCTGGACGCGCGCGATGGTGACATTGCCCAGCAGGCCCGCGCGCGAGGCCTCCCCCACCGTGTCGTACCAGTGCCGCGCCACGGCGGCCGCCTCGCCCGGCAGGCTCTCGTCGAGCGTCCTGGCCCGCACCGCGGCGGGATCGACCGACTCGAAGATGGTGATGGACTCGACCCGCGCGTCGTCGCGGATGCCGGGATAGAGCGTGTAATCGACGCCGTCGAGGTCGAAGTCCCGCACGATATCGAGGGCGCGGCCGTCCATCTCGCCCCGCTCGACCACGGAGCTCTCCGGCGCGGCCCGCAGCGAGACCGAGTTTAGGAAGCCGCCGGCGACGAGCGTGGCCACGTCGCGACCCGCCGCGGTGTTGGGGATCTCCCCCTCGTACCGGGCGTAGTCGCCGTCCATGTAGACGTGCGTCAGCCGGCCCACCACCTGCAAGCTCTCGTCCGTGTCGGCGGCGCCGTGCTTGACCAGCTGGTGGATCGGGATGGAGCCCTCGGTCTGCAAGCGCTTCTGCGCCTTCCGGACCACACGCTCCACCGTCTCGGCCGGGTAGAAGCGGTTGTTGAGCGAGATGGCGTCCTTCTTGAGGAAGGTCCCGGCCACCTTGGCGTAGACGGGGCCGGCCTCGCGGATGGCGGCCGGCTCGATGCGCTCGGTCAGTGCGTCGGTCATGGTCGCCCTCCCTACCAACTATCCGGCGTGGCGTCGCCGCCGTCGAGCACGGGGTCGGAGGAGGCGCCGGCGGCGATCTGCTGCTGGAAGACGACCACGTTGCCCGGGTCGGCCGTCGGCATGGCCGAGGTGCTGCTCTTGACGCTGGCCGCGCCGGTGGCCGTGTTGACCTGGATGATCCAGTAATTCGTCCCCGACCCGGGCACGCCCGGGCTGGCCACCGGGGAACCGGTGATGGCCACGGCGGACTGGCCGGGCGTCTGGACCGAGCCGACGACCGAGACGCTCGTGCCGCTGTCGGGCAGCGTCACGTCGGTGTCGATCAGGGTGACCTTCTGGCCGTCGCCCGTGGTGCTGCTGACGGTGATAGGCATGGCTGCTACCTCTTCCTAGCGCGTTAGGGCGCGGCTCACTGCTCGACGCCGGAGATGAAGAACGTGAACTGCTGCACGGCGGCCGTCTGCGGCAGCACCAGGTTGACCTGCTGGCCGGCGGTGGCGTTCGGCTGCGTCTCCATGCCGGCCATCTGGATCGAGGCGGTGGTCGAGAGGTGGCCGCGGAAAATGGGCGACCCGCCCGCCGTGATCTGGATATCGACCGCCGTGGTCGAGTCGCAGCCCACGAAGATGTCGGTGATGATGAACGTCTTGCCGGCGGTCACCGTCTCCAGCGGGACGGTGGTGGGCCCACTCGTCGAGCTGGCCTGCTTGCCGGTGAACTGCTTCACCGTCTGGCCGGGCGCGATGAGGCCGGCGGTGACGCGCTGGACACTGCCCTGCAGGGGCGTCGTATCGACCAGCGGGCGGTTATTGGTGGAGACCGAGGCGCCCGGGTCGACCATGATCTGCGACAGGCTTTGCGAGACTGCCATGGGGTGGACCTCCTAATGACTCGCGCTGTTGCGCGTGTAGCCGGAGACGTTGACGGTGGTGGTGACGCCGGCGCCGGCCGCCGCGACCGTCACGGTCAGCGCGTGGTTTATGCCCAGCATCAGCGGCGCCGCGAAGTCGTAATCGTTGCTCCCCTGCGTGGCGCCGGCCTGGCCGATGTACTGCGCCCAGATCGTGGCGCCCGCATCCTGGATGACGACCGTGGCGCCGGCCGCCGGCGCGCCGCCGCTCCACGAGACCGACAGGTCGGTGACGACGAGTTGCAGGCCGGTGCCGGGCGCCTGCTGCGTCACGCTATTGGCGTTGCCCGCGGCGCTGGTTTGGCTCAGGACCCAGTCGGCCGGGCGCGCCGTGGTGCGGATCTCGGCCGACATTTAGGCGATCTCCTTGCGGATCAGCGGGCCGGCGCCGTTCTGCGTCGTCAGCACGGACCGCACAGGGCTACTGGCGTCCTTCATGGAGCACCTCCTCTGCCGGCGGCGCCGGCGGAACGTCCAACGGCGCGCCCTGCTCCTGTGTTGGCGCCGGCTCGACCTCGACCGCACCATGGCAGACGGGGCAGTGCACGGCGGCGCGCGCGTGCGCGAGCACCTGCACGTAGGCGTCGCCTTCCTCGGCCCGGAAAACCGTGCCGCAGTGCGGGCAGCTCACGTCCCGCTCGTAGAGCCAGTGGCGCTCCGCTCGCGGCTCCTGACCGTGCCGGATGATCTTGACCACGTCTCGCCTCCCTCCGCTAGATACCGCTGTACAGGCCGCCGTAGCCCATCAGCGCCCGCCGGAACTCCTCGGCCACCACGCGATTGCCGGCGGCGTTGAGGTGGTTGCCGATCTCGCCGGCCGAGTTGCCGAAGCCGGACGAGTTGTTCGGCCACACCAGGTCGCTGCGGCCGGCCATGCGCTCGTAGACGTTGGCCACCCGCACCCAGGGGAATTGGGCGCAGACCTGGTGCACCAGGTCCACCGCCGCCAGGTAGTTCTGCAGGCCCGTGTGGTAGCGCCTGCTGCCGGCGCTCCAGGGCGTGAACTTGTGGACCAATTGGTCCGCGGTGACGTAGCCCGGCGTGCCGACCGCCACCTTGCCGTAGATGCCCGTGGCCTGGCTGGTGTCGAGCACGTCCTCGACGAACATCAGGAGGTAGGTCAGCCAGCGCGCGTACTGGCCCGCGCTGACCTGCTGGTTGACGCCGCCGAGGTCGTTCGGTCCCTGGATCATGGTGATGAATTCGGGCTGCAGCGCGAAGACCCCGCCCGCGCCGCTGGTGCCGCCCAGGACGTCGAAGAAACGCCAGGAGACGCCCGGGTGCGTGGTGTCGACGCCGATGAAGAACTCGCCGCCCAGCCCCAGGTTGGTCTGCTGGATACGCCGCTTGAGCTGCGTCGAGAGCGCCGCCGCCAGCAGCCAGGGCCAACCGTCCTGGTTCGGGTTGCCGACGCCCGAGCAGACCGTCCAGGAGTCGCCGATGGCCGCGTAGACGCCCGGGATCGGCGTGCCGGGCGGCCCGTTCACCACCAGGAGGCCGTTCACGGCCGCCGGGTTGTTGGCGCCGGGCTGGCTGATCGTGCCGACGATGACGTTGCCGGCCTGGCCGTTGAGCGATCCGCGGCGGGCCAGGGGGATGAGGCCGCGGCGCCAGGTGTTGGCGAAGATGGGCGCGTCGATCTCCAGGGAGATGGGGTCCGACTGCTGCACGCCATTGACCGTGACGGTCAAGAGCGGCGAGGTCTGGCCGCTGGCGCCCTGCACGTGCTTGGCCACCAGCCAGACGGCCTGGTCGCCGGCCTGCGTGGTGTACTGGAAGGTGTCGCCCGCGGTCACCGTGTTGGTGTTGCCGCCGCCCACGTCGCCCGCGTCCGTCACGGACCGCGTCCAGTGCGGGCCACCCGAGCCGCCGTAGACGATGGCGGCATTGTTGTCCTGGATCCAGGTGACCGTCGCTGCTGTCATCGCCTACACCTTTCCCTTGCACTTGATCCGGATGTCCAGGTTGGCGGTCGCCGTCCAGGCGACGGCGTAGTTCACGCGCACCCGCACCAGGTTGCCGAAGTTCGTGTACTGGCCGACCAGGAAGACGCCCGGCCCCACGCCGGGGGCGGAGATCGGCGGGGCCGACGGCCCCCAGGCCACCGCCGGCAGGTCGATGAAGGTGTTGTTGAGCGCCTGCGAGGCGAGCGTGGCCGAGCCGTCGCAGGCCTGGAGCGCCACCTGGAGGTTGGTGCCCGTTGCGCCGCCGCCGCCCGCCGCGGCGTTGGCGTTGGCCCCGTAGATGTTGGCGAAGACCAGGATCTCCGAGTACTCGTCCACGTTGAGCGGCGTGGTGAACTGGTTCACGCCGGCGTTAGCCGCGGCGTTGAACTGGGCCAGCCACTCGGCCATCGTGCGCTGCGCGGGCTGCGGCACCCAGATAGTCGGCAGGGGCAGCCCCGAGGACTGGCCGGTGTTCGCGTCGCCCAGCACGGAGATCACGCCGTTTAGGGATGGCATGGGCTACTCCTCTCCAAACCACAAACGGCCGGGATCGTCCGGCCGATCGAATGCGCTGGCGAGATAATGCGGGCACCGTGGGTGATACGGCGGCGGGTCGATGGTGCCGAGCGGTTGCCGTCCCAAGTCGATAGCGTCCTGGCACTCGTCGCCGCTGGAATCCCGGGGCTCGACCCACTCCTCGCCCGTGAGTTGGTCGTTGTTGGCCACGAAATCCTGCATGGCCGCCGCGGCGGTCACCGCGCTCTCGTAGGCCGCCACCAGGTCGGCCTGCCGCGCCACGAAGTCGTCGAACGCGGCCTGCGCCCCTGCCCGGTCCGCGCCGCCGGCGTTGATCAGCCGCGCCGCCTCGTCCGCCCGGGTCGTGGCGATGGCGTGGGCCGAGGCCCGGGCCCGATCCCGGATGGCCGCCAGCGCGCGCGCGTCCGTGACCTCCGCCGGCGGCGCCACGCCGAACTGCCGCGCCACGTCCGCCAGCACCTCGCGGTAGGTGGCCGTGTTCTCCTCGGCCAACAGGCCAGCCAGCGCGTCCACGCTGGCGTCAGAGGGCGCGGCCATGGCGTTTGGCTCGGCGCGCCCGCTCGCGCCGCTCTTTGCGCGTCAGGCCGGCGATCCCCGGCGTCTGGTAGCGGGGCGGGCGGTCCGCCACCTCCCAGGCGAACGCGAGCGCCGGGATCTCCTGCTCGAACGGCACCAGGTCCCAGCCGGGATGCTCGAAGACGTACCAGATCAGCTCGGCCGTCCAGCCCTGCGCCACGCGCCGGGCGTCGAAGGGCACGCCGGCGGTGCACCGCAGGTGGACCTCACCGCCCTCCAGGAGCAATGGCGCGAACTGGGCCGGCGAGACCCAGGCGACCCGATAGCGGCCGACCGCGCTGAAACGGTTGGCCATGGCCGGCGCCTCGACCGGGCGGGGGACAGCTCCCGCCGTCATAGCGTCGCCCCGTGCTCCGCGGCCCAGCGCTCGTAGGCGGCCCGCGTGCGCTCGCGGGCGCCCGCCGGCGGCCGGGCCCGGGCGGCGATCCCGTCCGGCGCCTGCTCGCGCAGGCCCCCAAGCCGCCCGGCGCTGTCCTGCACCTCCGGGCGCTGGTCGCGCGTCTGCCTGGCATGGGCCTGCTGGTCGGCGCCATCGCCGCCCGCGCCCGATGGCGCGCCGCCGGGCGTGCCCTGCCCGGGGCCGGCGACCGGCCCCGGCGCCTGCATCAGCTGCGAGGAGTGGATCCGCGGCAGGTCCTCGACCGGGACGACCTCGCGCGCCAGGACGAAGACCGCCCGATCTCCGCCTCCGACCGGTTCGCGTTTGAACTCGGCCCGCGCCTCGTCCGGGGTGGCGATGCCGCTCTTCACCTGGTTGACCAGCACGTCGGTCACCTCCCTGCTGTCGCGCAGGTCGGCGTAGCTGGTGTCGATCACCCAGTCGTCGATGCCGAAGCCCTGCACCGCCAGGCGGAAATTGAGCGGGTTCATCAGGCGCCAGCGCACGGGGTCCACGGCGGTATGGATGAACTGCTTCTCCATGACGGCCGCCGTGCCGCCGCCGCCCACGCTACCCGGCTCGATGATGCTCAGGAGGTGCGGCGGCACCTTGTACACGGCCGCGACCTCTTCCCGCGCGAACTTGCGCCGGCCCAGCACGTCGACCGCGGCCCGGTTGCCCAGTTGGCTGACCTCCGTGTCGCCCCAGGTGACGAGCGGGAGGTGCGCGTTCTTGACGCCGAGATAGCGCTCGCGCAGCCACTTCAGCAGCCGGCCCGCCATGGCCTCGCCGCCGCTCTTGACGTTGACGTGGATGTCCTCGCGGTTGCCCTGCTCGAACTGCTTCTGCTCGAAGAGCTGCAGGTAGGTGTCCCAGGTGATCGGGTTGATCAGCTTCTCGATCGGCGACAGCGCCTTGAGGCGGTTGCGCGGATCGGGGAACCAGACGCGCAGGATCTGCTCGGGCGCCAGGGCGATCTCCTCGCCGGCGTCGGTGGTCTGCACGTAGCCGCTAATGCTCTTGCGGTCATCGCCCAGGCGGTAGTCCATCGAGATCACGTCCACCATGTAGATCTCGTACGGCACGACGCGGCCCAGCGTCTGCGAGCGCTTCCAGGTGACCTCCAGGTAGGTCTCGCCGGCCCAGAGCAGGTCGGTGGCCATGGCGTGGAGCACCTGGCTAAAGTCCTCGTCCTCATTGGTCCAGTCCAGCAACTCCTGCAGGCCCGCCTTCGTGGCCTCGTTCGCGTGCTTCGGGTCCACCGGCTTCAGCAGCCAGCCGCCGGAGATCAGGCGGCCCGCGATGGCCTCCACGCAGGCCGACACCCAGCTCTCCCCCAAAAAGGACTGGTAGAGCGTGATCTTCCTGGCCCGGTTGGCGACATCCCAGCGCCCCTTGATCGAGTACAGGCTCGCCGCGTCGCTGGCCGGATACGTGGAGCGTCCGGGCGACGAGACGGCCTGCAGCATCGCGCTGGTCTTCGCCTCGGCGATCTGCTCGGCCGCGCCGCGCGCGCTGAGCAGCAGCTCGTCGTAGGCGGCGCGCGTCTCATCCAGCGGTTGCGTCTGCCGGCGCCGGCGGTTCCAGAAGGCCATGCGCTACTGGCCGGCCTTCGCCGGGAACCAGTCCGGCAACTCGTCGAGACTCTGGACCTGCTTGTACTCGGGCAGGAAGGCCGGGATCTCCTCGCCGTCGGCCACGACCGGCCACGAGGCATGCTCGACGATCAGCCAGATGGTGGTGTCCAGCACGGGCCGCTCCACGGCCACAAAGCGCGTGCCCGGGGGCAGACCGGCGACGCAGCGCGCCAGTATAAGCGCGTCCTGCTGGCACAGCGTCTCGACCAGCCGCGGGGTGATGCCGATCCGCTTATACCGCCGTTCGTCCATCCCCGTCCTCCCGCTCACAGCAGATCGTCCAACGCGGCGCCGCTCAGGTCGATACCCGGAGGCGCCGGCGCCGGCCGCCCGGCCTGCTCCAGCCGGCGCCGCGTCTCCTCGTCGGTGGGCTCGACCCGGCGCCGGCGCGTGGGCCAGGGTCCCGCCGGCTCGCCCGGCTCCTCCGCCGGCTCGGGCTCGTCCTCCATGCCGGCGATGCCGCCGCCCTCGTTGCTGGCCGCGATCTCGGCGTAGACCTCGGCATGCGCGTAGTGGTCCGGGCCATTCTGGTCATAGCGCGCCACGTCGTTCCCGTGCCGGTCCTTCTCCAGCACCCGGATCGGCGAGGCCATGTGTCGGTAGTACTCGCCCAGCCCCGCCCGATCCACCGACCCGCCCAGCTCCCGCGCGTTGGCCGGCAGGATCAGCTGGCGGTTCGCGACGCGCTGGATCACCGCGTCCAGCGCCGCCGTGCGGTTGATGCGCACCACCGGCGCCCCCGTGTCCCAGACGCACAGCTCGCTGTGCTGCGTGTCGGTCCAGTTGGGGTAGTACGCCAGGTACACGCGCCCGCTCCAGCGCTCGCAGAACGCCTGCGCCGCCCTGGTCTCCGGATTGGCGTCGATCACGCACCTGGCCACGTCGTAGCGGGCCATGAGCTCGTCGAGGTCCTCGAAGCGCCGCACGCTGTCCGCGTAGACCGCCCGCCGCTTCGTCCCCTCGCGTTTGTCGATCCGCACGTGCAACCGCTTGCCCACGTCCACGCCCATGTAGCAGTCCTCCGCCCGCCCCGGCATCACGTAGGCCGGCACCAACTCGCGGCAGGCGTCCAGCACGTCCGCGCCGAGGTGGCCACCCTCCGGCAGGTGCGGCAACCCGCGTCCGAGTTGTAGAACTCCTGCGTCTGGCCGACCGTGGCCCGGCCGTCCAGCACCCGCAGCAGCGTGGCCGCGAGCCTACCTAGATCGGCCCGCGGGCTCAGCAGCTTGTTGACCTGGAAGCCCTGCCAGGGCCGCTCGGCGTGCGCGTGCTCCCAGCGGCCCGGCGCCAGCCGGTCGGCCGTCATGTCGCCGTGGCAGTGCGGGCACTCCACGCGCGCCGTCTCCGGGTTCAGGTGCGTCAGCAGGCCGAGCGCCTGCCAGCGGCCGCAGTGCGAGCACCGCACGTGGTACTCGGCCTGCGTCGAGAGGTCCCAGTACTGGCCGGCCTCGTCGCTGGGGTAGCGCGGTGTCGAGCCGGCGCGCATCCAGTTCACCAGCGAGCTGCCCAGCCGCTTCTCGAAGGTCTCGATGGTGCCGGGCACATACTCCGCCACCTCGTCGAGCAAGACCACGTCGGCGTCCACGCCGATCATCTGCCGCCGGCTCTGGCCGCCCCGCACGTACAGGTAGCCCGGGCCGACCTGCTTGAGTCCCACGTTGCGCAGGCTCGTGCGCGCGCTGAGCCAGGGCGATTCCGCGATGGCCTTGTCGATGCGCGCCTTGCTGAAGTCGTCGCCCTGCTCGCTGGCCGGGAACACATAGAGCGCCACGCCGCGGCCGCCGGCGCCGGTATCGGCCACCCAGAGGCCGATGTTGGTCAGCCACTCGCTGATGAACACCTGCGCCGCCTTGCGCACGATGATGCGCGGGTGCCGGCTGGTGTAGATCTCCTCCAGCGGCGGGATGACGGTGAACGGCCGGCCGTTGATCCGTCGGCGCCTGAGCGCCCAGTACAGGGGGCTACGCCGGCTCCGCTCCCGCTCGATCTCCGCGAGCGGCGGCACGTCTGCGAGCGAGACGCTCAAGGATCTCCAGCTCCTCCTCGGAGGCCTCGGCCAGGTCGAGGCTGTGCTGCACCTGGATCGGCGCGCCGTTCTTCCCGGTCACCTCGCCGCGGTCCACCCACTGCCCGACCTCCTTGGCGGCCTGCTGCTCCATCTGTCGCAGCTCGGCCAGCAGCCCGGTGTCCACCGCGAACTCCTCGACGATCCGGACCGCGGCGCCCGAGCCGAGCTGCTTGAGCGTGCGCGTCAAGAGGCCCGTCTCGTAGCCGGGGACCGGCACGAGGCCGGCGATCTCCCGCGGGAGATCCTCGCCCGCCGCCCGCCGCCGCTCCACCGCGCGCGCCAGCTCGTTGCGCCGGCGTCCTTCCTCCGCCCGGGCGGCGATCACCCGCCGGCCCTTCTCCCACCGCTCGTTCAGCTCGTCCAGGCGCGCGACGCGGTCGGCGATGCCGCGCTCCAGCACGGCCCGGCGATATTCGTCGCGGAATAAACCGACGCGCGCCTGGAAGCCCGGCTGCCGCTGCCAGCGGTAGAGCGTGCGGTCCCGCACCCCCACCGCCGCGGCGATCTGCTCGCGCGTCAGGCGGCCCTGCGCCAGCAGCGCGGCCGCCTCCTGCTGCCGGCCGGTGAGAGGCGCCTCCGGGCTGACATTTTCTGACATGGACCCCTACCCGACCGACCCCGCGGTCTCCCGCTCGTCCCACCCCCGCTCGCGCAGCCAGCGGTAGAACCGCAGGCGGACGAGGTCCTGCGGCGTGCTGTAGGGCGCGCGCACCTCCGGGTCGTCGTGCCAGCGCAGGCGCAGCGCCGCCAGGCGGCGGTATTCCTGGCCGCTGAGCACTGGCCGCGGGGGCGTGAATGCGCTTAGCGGGGACATGGGCACCTTTCCTCCAAGGGACCCGGACGCTCGGCAGGCTCGCGGAGGCGCGGACGGAGGCCGGCGCGCAGCGGAGAGGGTGACGATGGCGGCGACGGACTGTTTTTGGGATGGCTGTCCCTGGTGACATGATAATCAGTGCGCACGAGCACAGCAAGACACCTATGAGTGCCCCCCCGGCGCATCCGGCGCCGCCACGATCTGGCTGCTCGCGAACCCGTCGAGGAAGCCGTAGGCCGCGGCCACCAGCAACCGGGCCTCGGCGAAGTTCACCCCCAGCTGCGCCGCGATCTGGCGCAGGCTGTAGCCGCGCGCGTGCAGCGAGAGGGCCGTCAGGGCGCGGCGGTTGCTCCGCTCCAGGCGCTCCAGGGCGGCCGCCGCCAGCTCGCGCGCCCGCTTCTCCTCCGCCTCTCGCGCGGCTTCGCGGGCTTCGTCCTCTGCCATGACCTCGTCCGGCTTGCCGGTCAGCAACCGGTGCAGATGGCCGACCATTTTGCGGTGCAAGGTCGAGCCGATCTGGCTGGCGTACGTGCCCTGCTCGTCCTGATCGAGCCGCTCGTGCAGCACGGCGTATTCGGCCCGGGCTAGCATGCCGATGTCGAACTGGTCGATGACCCAGACCGCGTTCCGGCGCCGGGGAAGGGCGGCCTGGCGCAGCGCGCGCTCGCGCCGGAACTGGTCCTGGCTCGCGTCGCGGTCGCGCTCCGCCTTGAGCAGGCGCCGGGCCTCCAGTTCCTCGCGCGTCAGCAGGTGCTGCATGTCGCGCCGCTCGCGCTTTTCGGCCCGGCGCACGTGGCGCGGGCGCGGGTCGGGCGGGTTGTGTGTCTGCTCCGGCTCGTCGCTCATGGTGATGGCCCCTCCAGGCGCAGAGTGCAGTCCGGACCGGGCAGCGGCCGCGGCATCTCACCGCGCTCGTCGATGCCGGTTAGTTGGGGGATGGTGAGGTCGCCGACGGTCTGCCCGGTGGACGGCACCACGATATCGGCCAGGAACTCGCGCTCCAGCCTCGAGATCCCGGCCTCCACCGCTTCCAGTTTGGCCTTCACCACCAGGGCCAGTGCCCGCCAGCGCTGGCGGATGGCCTGCTCGTAGGCCTCCGCGCGCGTCTTCTCGTCGCGGAGCAGGCCCGTGGGCGTGTGGGTGATGGCGCGATCGTCGCGCCGGGGCAGGGGCAGGAAAAGGCGGACCAGGCGGCCGCCCATCTCGAGGGCGACCATGGCGGAGTCGTCCTGCCAGCCGTAGGCGAAGCGCCGGGCTCCGTAACGCTCGACGGTGCGCTCGATCTCCGTGCGCAAGGGGTCGGAGGGGACGGCCGTGCTCTCGGCGTAGCGCCTCACAGGTTGTTGCCCCCGCCCTTGGCTCCCCGGTACCTTGGCCGCCTGCTGCTCCAGCCACAGCTGGGTGAGCCAGTGTACGATCTGGGAGGGCGTCGGATTGCCGATGATGCGTCCGGCGTGCCTCATGGACCTCCCGCGGCTGGCCCCCGCCGCGGTGCGACGTGATCCCATCTCCTACTCCTCCGCTCCGTCCTCGTCGTCCTCGTCGCCTTCGACCGGATTATAATCCAGCCGGTCGTAGCAGTGATCGCACAGCGCGCGGCCGCGCAGGACGTGGTAATGCGCCGAGGTGTTATCGTGGCAGACGGAGCAGA